AGCGTACCACACAGCCTCATGTCCCTTCTCGGTGAGTCGTACAGGTACAACCCACGCAAGCAACCCAACTGGGTGAGTGATACATCAGACAACGCTGACGGTATCGAGTTACCCCTGGTTCTTGTGACAAACAGAATGCTCTATGCAATTACCCCAGAAGTCTAAGAACGCCATGCACAAAGCCTTCTACACGCACTGCATGTACGGAGGTTCAACAGTGTCCCCTTGGAATGGAGACATCCCAACGGAAGGGTACATGGTGGAGCGCAGTGACCTGTCAGATACGGAGGTCGTTCGCTCTTGCTACAACCCTGCTATGGGCGGGCTAGACATCCCATGCATCGAGGTGCCACGTCAGGCATTCTCTGCTGAGTTCTCTATCGTGTGGACAATGCAGATGAAATCAATCATGAGCGCCCTGCCCGAACGTGTCAGGCCTACGCTGTACGTGGGGACATGGGACAACAAGAATGGCGAGGTTGAGATTGATGTCACTCAATGTGTAGAGGACCTGGACGAGGCCAAGGCCAAGGCCAAGGCACTGAGACAGCGTGCCATCTTCGACATCAAGAACAACAAGCACATCTACTTATGACAAAAGAACAATGGCATTCACGAATGCGTATTGTCAAGGCAGTTATTGCGGCATACATCTTGCTGTTTATCAGGCTGTTAACGTGGCCCAATGAGTAAAGGGTTGAGAACTTTTCTTCACAAGGTTGCATCTGATTGTTTGACTTTGTCAGAAATATCTCCGAACTTTACCCCAGTAAACGAATTAAAAACCTAATCCACTAACCTATGAATACAATTATTCAGAAGCTATCCGACGTGCAAGCACGTTTGAAAGCACCCAAGGGACAATTCAACTCCTTTGGCAAGTACAAGTACCGCTCGTGCGAGGACATTGTAGAAGCAGTAAAACCATTACTGACCGAACACGGACTAGCACTCGTGATGAGTGACTCAATAGTCGAGACAGGCGGACGTGTCTATGTACACGCTAATGCAATCGTCTCTGACGGGGAGAGAGAGGTGTCCGCCTCAGGCTTTGCTCGAGAAGAAGAGAACAAGAAGGGAATGGATGGCTCGCAAGTCACAGGAGCTGCCTCATCGTACGCGAGAAAGTACGCACTCAATGGACTCTTCTGCATTGACGACGGTAAGGACAGTGACTCGACCAACACACACGGCAGAGCAACAGCTTCTACTCAGAAGAAACAAGCGCCGCCACAGAGTAACTCGAGTAAGCCTAAGGCTGATGAGAAGGTCATGGACCAAGCAGTAGCTTTCATTCAGAACTCAAAGAACCCGCAACAAGCGTACGCTATGTCTGTCGAGAAGTATGACTTTACACCGAAGCAGGACAGCGAATTGTTGGAGACTGTTAACCAATCAGTAGTCGCCTCGGGCAAGAAGAAGTAATGGAGTTCTCTCTCAAGCTTCAAGAGAAGACGTCAAAGTCTTACCTGTCGTACAGCTCAATCAAGCATGCACTCAATGACATGCGTGCCTTTGAGTTGTACATGGCAGGCAAGCTCAAGAAGGAATCTCCTGCGCTGTACTTCGGCTCCATGTATGATATGCTTTTGTTCGAGCCAGACAAGGCTCGAGACAAGTACCAGGTCATTGACCATGACGAAATCATGGAGAAGATGAGTGACAGAGTGAAAGCACTGAAGAATCCCAAGAGCTCTTCTGAGTACAAGGCGGCAGTGCAGCAACTCAAGACTGAGGCTATCGAAGAGGACAAGCATCTCGTCGATGAATCAGAATGGAAGACAGCTTACTTCATGGTCAAGCGTCTTGTCGACTCAGGCGTGAAGGACGAGTTCCTTCGTGGTGACTACCAGCTAGAGTTCAACGAGTTCATTGATGACATTCCCGTCCGTGGTTTCTTTGACTGCAAGGGGCTGTACGTGTCTGACAGCAAGAGCACCCGCTCACTTTCAGGATTCAAGTACGACGTCAACAAGTTCTCTTACGACATCCAAGCCTACATCTACACGCAGGTTGCAGGGACTGACGAGTTCTACTGGGTTGCCCAGGAGAAGACTTATCCCTACCCAATCGCTGTGTACAAAGCATCGGAACAGACAATCGCTCGAGGCAAGTTCAAGTTTGAACATGCCATTGAGAAGATAAAGGATTGGCTCTTCCTTGACAAACCCGTAGTCGATGACTACATTTACGACGAAATTTAATTCAAACCTAGTTCTTATGGACAATCAAAAACAGAACACCGTCTTCATCGGTGACGTGACCCAGGTCAAATCCTCAGCTCGTGTTAAGTTCACTCTTGCTGAGCTCGAGGACATGAAGAAGTACGCAACCGAAAAGGGTAGCGTGTATGTTACCATCATGCTCACTCCAGATAAGGAGCGCTTCAGCAAGTCAAACGCATGGGCTTCCGTTTACGACCCACGCGCTGCTGAGACAGGGCAGACAACCAAGTCCTCTCAAGTACCGTTCTAAGCGGTCAGTGTTTCATGATGAAAGGGGGAGGGTGATTAGGCTCTCCCCTCTTTCTAACCATGAAGGCAATCTACTACTACGAGATTCGTGTCAAGTACACCAAGGGAATCAAGAAGCTGCGAGAGCACCTGGTCGAGAACTGGGCAGTGAGCAGTGGAGAGACACCCGAAGAGATACTGACAGGACACACCTTGGACAGACTAAAGCGGCAGTACTATGGGAAAAAATACAACGGTAAAGTACAAATCGAAATTGCGGAAATCCTCTCCAAGAAAAAAGTGGGTACCCAAATACGAAGTAAAGCGTGACAACGTTGACGAGCTGATTGCTGTCCGGGATGCCTACTACGAAGCAATCGGATTTGAGTTCGACTCAAAGAGAAGGACGGAGAAGGATGTCATCTTCCGTGTCGCTTACGCTGAGGCTATGTCTAAGTACTTCAGGATTACAGCCATTGCCAAGGCCCTTGAGAAGGACCACACAAGCATCGTGCACTACATGAAGCAGTGCCTGCTGTATGAAGGATACTATGACTTCTACAAAGCCCTTCGAGAAACTGCTACGTGCATCTATCATTTGGAAGTTGGCAAGACTTCACTGGGGATGCAACTAAAAGAAAACATCAAGCAATATGTCGAAGCTCTCGAAGCATGAGAAGTTCTGTATCTCAGTAGATGCAGTACTGAAGGAAATCCAGCAACTGCTGGTCAAGAAGAATGTGAAGTATGGTAACTCTGCATTAGAGCCGTCTCGCATCTTCAGCAAGGCAGATGCCCGAGAGCAACTGCTCGTGAGAATTGACGACAAGCTTAACAGGATAAAGAACTGGGGCAAGCAGGATGTGGATGAGGACACATTGCTGGACCTTATGGGTTACCTGGTATTACTTAGGATTAACATGAAACATGACACAGGTAGTAACGATATTCGAGGACATATACTCGACGAAACCAACGTACATTACAGCGGAAACAGCACTGCAACGTATCCAGTCTGGCAAACAGAGAGAGAGGATTGACCTTGTACGTAACGGTGACAAAGAATTAAAGAAGAACCTGCCCGTTGTCCTTTGGAGCGGGCGGTTTCGTGAGCGCAAGGATGACTCTCTGCAAAAGCACAGCGGTCTTATCGTCCTTGACTTTGACCACGTTGGTGACGTGGATGACGCCAAGACTAGGCTTGCATTCGACGACCATGTGGCAGCGTGCTGGACATCACCCAGTGGGGATGGTGTCAAGGCGCTGGTAGAGATTAGCAATCCGGAGAGACACCGAGACCACTTCCGTTCTCTCTGTGATTACTTCCAGAGAAAATACGAGCTCGAAGTAGACCCATCAGGGATTAACGAATCCCGTGCGTGCTTCGAGTCTTATGATGAGAATATCTGCATCAAGAAAACACATGCCCGATTTGGTGGTATGTTGAGTGATAAGCATGCAGAGCCGAGCCCTACCGAGGCGACGGGGCGTACTGATTACGAGAAGCTACAGATTGCATCTCAAATGATTCGGTACGCCCCCGAAGGGGAAAAGCATGCGACCCTGTTGCGTGCATCCCGACTCATTGGAGGGTACATCGCTGCAGGCAAAGTCGAGGAAGAGGAGGCTTTCCGTGTCTTGGTCCGTGAGATTGAGGCAAGGAATCCCCTCGACCTTGACCACGCAAGGAAGACCATCGTTGATGGCATCGAGCAAGGCAAGCTCGCCCCTATCGGAGAGACCGTAAGGGAGATGGAAAAGGTGCGTCACGAGATGCGCGTAATGGATGGAGACATGTCGTTCATCTCATCCGACGAGAGAGACTACGAGTGGATTCAGAAGTACATTGGTGGTCAGATTCAGTTGGGTCTGGGCACTGGTCATGAGAAGTTCGACGAGCACTTCAGGTTCAAGCCTGAGTTCCTCATGATTAACGGTCACAGTAATGTCGGTAAGACTACCTTCACGCTGTGGCTTATGACAATCGCTGCTCTCAACCATGGTTGGAAGTGGATGGTGTACAGCGCAGAGAACCCCACGTGGACCAACCGAGTCAAGATAATGCAGTTCGCAATGGACATGCCACTGCAACGCATGAACCACAAGGAGCTGAAGACGGCGTACAAGTGGGTCAATGACCACTTCATCTTCGTGGACAACCACAAGAACTACAGCTTCCATGACATCATGGTATTTGCCGAGAAGCTCAAGAACATGCAGGACATCCAGGGTTTGCTCATCGACCCATACAATGCACTGCGTATTGACCTGAGCCACAACAGAAACATCAGCACCCACGAGTACCACTATGAGGCAGCCAGTGAGTTCCTGACATTCAGCAACAAGCACAGCATGGCTGTATGGGTGAACGCCCACGCCTTCACCGAGGCTCAGCGTCGTAAGGGTCCAGACGGTTTGTCGATGGCACCGTACGCAGAAGACACTGAGGGCGGTGGTAAGTTTGTCAATCGCGCCGACTGCTTCATCACACTGCACAGAAAGGTGCAGCACCAGGAGCACTCAGAGAGAAGGACAGTTGAGATGCACGTCCGTAAGGTGCGCATGACAGAGACGGGTGGTACGCCAACGCCTCACGACTTCCCACTCAGGTTCGAGTTCAACCAGCAGATGTCTGGATTCAGTATGGTTCACCCATTCCCCAAGGTATTAACACCATTGTGTGAATTAAAAGTGGGTAAACAGATGACGCTTTGAGTTTGATTTGACACCAACATGACAGTAACTTGCGAACATGGCACGGCGTAAAAGCATGAACCGTGGTGGCAAGAAGCTCAAGTCAGGTCTTGAGGTGTATTGCTATGACAAGTTGAAGGAAGCAAAGCTCAAGTTCGAGTATGAACCTGAGAGCTTCCTGCTCGTTGACCGATTCGTTTACCCGGGTATCTACTTCAAGTCGACCAACAGAAGGGCCGACATGATTGATTACTCGGGTAAGTTCGTTAGGAAGATGGAGTACACTCCAGACTTCGTGTCTCACGAGCACAAGTTCATCATCGAAACCAAGGGTTACCAGCGAACACAGCACGGGTTCCCTCTCAGGTGGAAGCTCTTCCTGAGGCACATGGTTGAGACTGGTAACGGAGACTACATGCTGTTCGTGCCCAAGAATAGCAAACAAGTCGACAAGGTCGTACAAATCATTAAGGATGAACTTAAGAAAGCTAAGTGAGATATACTCATTTTCTACTCAAGAGATTCAGAGGCTTACTACAGAGCTTTATGAATCGCTGCATGATGACGATGGCAATCCTATCCATTCAGCGGAAGAAGTTTCGGAGCTGGTAAAGGATTTCCGAATGAAGGTTAACATTGAAGTGCTCACCGTAAAGGATGCGTGCCTCGAATACGTTGACCGATGAGCAAGAACTTCCTGGCCGACATGGAGATTGGTGACCTCGGAGAGCAGCTCTGGGCTGCATGGGTTGAGGCCAAAGGCGGAGAGTG